CTGCCCGAATCGCCGAATCTTTACCAGGTAAAGTCGACGTTAGTATCCCCACTTTCAGTGGTGCTCCTTGTTCTTCAGACAAATCGATATCATATTGTAAGCTCTTAGCGATCTTCCACTGATTCCTCTTTGCTCGTACCCTTTCGCACCCGCTGCATAATCTCCATCGTGGGCACAGGCTACGGTCGTTGAGATACTTACGTACTGAAGTGCAACCGTCTGGCATAGCATCCGTCTTCATCTCATCAATCCCCCCTTCGGGATGTCTCCTGTTGTACACCAGCTACGCTGAAGGGAGCGCCGGGGCGCAGGAGACATTTTTCCCTGCCAACAACCCCCCATAAATGTGGTGTTATTTTTTAGCAGGTAGTGTAGTATAACAAGTAAGGATTGTTTGGAGCCTTTGCCACTATCCTCACTGCGTTCGGTCGTCGGCACATCTTGCGCTAGCATTGCCGGGACGTCACCCGACAATGCAGCCCTACGAGCGGCTCGGCCTGCGGGATGGTGAAGTGGGGTCATAGCACCCACTCATGCCCGCAATTGTAACAGATACAATGGTATACTAATCCGTGACCTTCCTTGAAAGGTTCAGAAGGTAAATCACCGATTATTATTGGAAAGCAATCATCTTTCTTTGCAAGATGCCGACAATTATCGCACGTGCGATCGTCTACGGAAGGTTTAGCACATTCCACTACCATACGACCACACCTGTTCGGTAATCCCGATCATGTGGGCGATGCCAATACCGAGCAGGTATGCAACGTTATTATTTCGAACGTGAGCTACGATCGAGCCAACCTTGGCTGCTGTGATGGATACATCTACCGCTGAGGGTTGTTCTGGTATCATGACATCCGCTCCATGTTATGAGCTTTGACGCCTTTGTAATCACCGGCTCTGAATTCAACACTAACCAAATTGCTAATATTGGATGTGTTTAATCCTCCAGACAACTGAAGCACGACTTGCCCACAGGGCGCAGGGAAATACCCTGTGCTGAGTCGTTGAGCTGCATCAGCTGTTGTTGATAGTTGAAGAGTCCCTATCTTAACCCAAACAGATGGGAGTGCATTTGCATCATAAGGGGGCAAATTTCCTGCCGCTTGCAGTGCTTGCATTTCCAATGCTGAAGCATCTGCTCTAAGCGTATCGTACGGCCCCGCTCCTGTAGGAGTCGTAGGCAAAGCGTTGGCGTTACCGGCCAAATCATATTCTGAAGGAATCGAATATGAAGAAGCTGTAGTTGTAGGGTTCCAAGAGAACGTCCTAGTAACTCCAGCTTGATCCTCGACAACTGAAGTTGCGAACTCACCTGCAGTGAGATAGTCAAGGGCACCTGTTATCGGATCGGTTGAGACGACCGGTACCATGAGTTCACCCGTGACACCGAGCACAGCTCTAAAATCAAACCAACGTGCAATCGATTCTTTCGAAAGATTCTCACGCTCAATGGTATATGCATCATCAAAGACTCTCTTTGCTTCCTCAAAGGCCTTCTGAACAGCCCACGTATCGGCGAGTGCCCACACTGTGATGGTATTACCACCTTCGAGCACAGAAATATCTGCGTCAATTTTCATCTCGTACCGCTTTCCATATCTGTAAAGACGATGATTACTGGTTGAAAGGATCCGTCCAGCATCAAGTAATCCTACTTGTGATGCTGGTCCGACGGTGCTTCCCAAGGGAATCTTACGTTGAACAGGAAAATATTCCAAAGGCTTCATTTTGGTATTCGCTTTCTTAGCGGCCATAATGTCCCAACGTTAAGACCAACTGTATTGTCTTTCCGGTCCATTTCTCATCCAGTCTCCAAATGGTCGAGCAAGTCGAGGAATACTCCGAGTTGGCTTCGAACTCGTAATCCCGCCAAAAGTAACATCCTTCAGATGAACTGATCCGTTAAGAAAATCGCTCACTTCAGGAAGTTGACCCTTCGGGACTTTTACTGGCTTTGTCACGTACTCTACTTTGGCAGAGTAACGTGCAATTGATGCCATCTCATCTGCGCTGGCAATGTCCAAAGTGTACAGTCGACCGAGGCCAAGCGGTGCCAGGACACGCTTGTTACTCCTGGTCTTATTCTCGAGCTTCTCTGTTTGAAGCTTCATCGTTAGATCGTCATTCCATTCTCGAACAGCTGTTGTTTCCTTGAGAGGAACCTTCCAGTCTTCTTCGAATCCTACCAAAACGGAATGCATGTGTGTATTCCATTGGTTGCCAGAGCCATTGGTAAATTCAATGAAATGGGAGCCTCCAGATATGCCCCATTCTTTCAGTTTGGTGTTAAGCCCACGCATACTGTGCCATCCAGTGTAACCGGACATTGTAGTCCGCTTTGTCAAGTAAGCATATTGCTCACTTAGACTGGCTGCCCGAATCGCCGAATCTTTACCAGGTAAAGTCGACGTTAGTATCCCCACTTTCAGTGGTGCTCCTTGTTCTTCAGACAAATCGATATCATATTGTA